CAGACGTTAAGACCGCCATTACAGACGGCAACTATACCTCTCTGGGATGTTACAAGTCGCACTAGGCTGCTCACTCGTAGTGGGACCGGCTCACACGCTCTCGCGCGCCGGCAGCGGTTTAGAGTTGTCTCTCCACTCTGTCATCTTGTTAGGTAGCAGTTGTGAGCTGCATTTCTCAAGAACCCTAAATGCGTGGATCTAGTACCTAATGGCACGCTGCGCGCTGGCGACTCCGTAAGCCGCCTGCGCTGCCCCATGTAGGACTCGCAGGGAGTCCGAATGGGCTGAGACCCAGGTTGTCGAGTCTCGCACGTAGTTGGCGAGTCGATCGACGACCTGGCCTACGCTCCACGCGTCTTTACGTGAATTCATGGCTGTGTTGGCCAGGGTCTGCGCGGCCCCGTACGCGATCGGGTCACTGTGCGACATGGAGCCGGCTCCGGCAAGGGAACCGACCTCCTCAGTGAAAAGGATGGCCTCCCACTCAAAGAGCTCGCCCGACGTGGCTGCCTCCACCACAATTCCGATGGGTTCAGTTGCGTCAATGGCGTCGATGAAAGATCCGTCCTTGGCCCTGCGGGGAGCCCAGGTCACTGTCGTCCAGTTTCCTGTCACCGGGTGTGACCGCGAAGCGGGGTGTCCGAAGATATCACCGGGGGTGAGATCCATCAAGGTCTCTCCGCTTGGGTTTGCCAGCGACGCCATGCGACCACCTCGATTGAGGTTGGTGCCGGCGTACCGCACACGGACAGCCGCAGCCACCGTACGGGTGGCCACATAGCCGTCTGTGTAGTTGGCCGCGGTGTAAGCACAGTTCGGGAACGGGGTGTTGTAGATCTGAACGGCCACGCCAAGTTCCTTGGTCATGGTCAGATCCGTGCCCGCGCTGCTCCACGAGACGTGGGCCCCTGTGTTGGCGTTCGTCGGGGCAAAAGGGGCTAGGCTAACAAAGCCCAGCTTGGCCGCGCTATTGGCGACCATCATAGTGCCTCGGAGCCGGTAGACCTTCTTCGCAGTCGGAACCACGATGCTGTCCGGAACACAAACTTGAGCAATGCCCTGCTCATACGCGCGAAAAGGGCTGACCAACGCGTATGCGTAGTCACGCCCACAGCGGCTGATATTGACCTCGCCGCTGGACTTCTGTGCGCGAGCCTTCGTAGCCTTGCGGCGAGGGCGTCGGCGCGCATTGTTCTTTCGTGGCATTTAAATTCACGTGTGCTTCAAGTGAAGCTTTTCTCCCGCCCGTTGTATGCACAGTCTCTATAATACAAACAGCGCCTATTGCGCTGTGGTCTTTCAGAAGGAGTGGTAGCCTTTATCCTCGGCATTTTACCTTCACCACAAGAGCCGGCGTGCTTACAACGGGTCGCTGAGGCGAGCTGCCGAGGCGGCTCGAGCCTTGTCTGCGACTCGGATCATCGCGGCGACCTCAGGATGGTGTCGCATCTCGTGCACAAATTGCGCGAAGCGTTCGTCATCCATGTCCGATGAGAGGAACCGATAAAACGTTTTCCCCCACGAGGTCGGCACTGCGTATTCGTAAGCTTGAGAGTACATATGTGAGCAAAACTCGAAAGCACCCTCCACCAGCTTGTAATCTTTGCACGTCATACCGAGCAGATCTTTGTAACGTTTCTTGGCTTGGTCAGGGTCTATGGCGCGCTCGACTGAGTCATCGCCCATCGCCTTGCAGAAAGCGGCGTCCAAGCCAGTAACCAAGGCGCTAG